TTCATCCTAAACATGATGTTGGTGTAATTGCACAAGAAATAGAAAAAGTGTTACCTGAAGTTGTCGTTACGCGAGATGATGGATATAAGGCTGTAAATTATGAAAAAATAGTAACTCTTTTGATTGAAGGTATTAAAGAGCTTAATCAAGAAATAAAGGAATTGAAGAGTGGAAAATAAAGTTATAATCTAACTTATAATGGCATCACAAGGATTTAATAGTAGTACCACATGGACCGTACCATCAAATGTTACTCAAGTAACTATTGAATGTTGGGGAGCGGGTGGTGGTGGTGGATCATCTACTACAACAAATGAACCTGGTGGTGGTGGAGGAGGAGGTAGTTATGCCAAATCTATTATAGCCGTAACATCTGGTCAGATATACACTATAACCGTTGGATTAGGCGGAGCACAAGGTACAGGCGGTGGTAATGGAGGTGATGGTGATTCATCCTCCGTTACTAGGAGTGGAACAACACATGCTTTAGCGGAGGGAGGTATAGGTGGAGGAGGTACTGCCGGAGCCGGTGGATCAGGAGGAGGAGCAGGAAACACTTACAATACAGATTTTTATTATGGTGGGCCAGGGGATGCTGGAAATGGCGGTACAGATGTAGGTGGTGGTGGTGGTGGTGGTGCCGGAAACGCAAGTAATGGTGGTGCCGCGAGTGGTCAATCAGGTGGTGCAGGTGGTACAGGAAACCCTGGTGGTGGTGGTGGAAATGGTGGAAATGGAGGAAATAGTGGTGCAGTAGGTGCAAACGGATCTTTGACAGGTGGCGGCGGTGGCGGTGCAGGTGGTAACGGAGGTAATGGAGGTAGCGGAAGAAATGGATATGTGCTATTAACATGGGAAGAACAACCCACTCCTAGTATTACTCCAAGTAATTCAATAACACCATCTATCACACCTAGCGTTAGTAAAACACCCAGTGTTACACCAACTCGTACCCCTTCAGTTACACCCTCACCTGTTTGTTCAGCTCCAACTCTTACTGGCACAGTTAAATTAACTGGAACAATAGTAAGAGTTCAAAACACCTCAGGTCCAAATTGTAGTAATGCAACCGTAGAGTGGTCAACTGATGGTGTAAATTATTTTGATTCTCAATTTTTTGCAAGTTGCCAAGCAAACTATGATATCACAACAGGATACTCAACGGGTACAATTTATTTTAGAGCATTTCAAGTTTGTTCTATAGGTGGAACATCTGGATATTCAAATGTAGTAACATACACATATCCAACTCCAACTCCAAGTATTACCCCATCTATCACTCCATCCAATTCCATAACTCCAAGTAATAGTGTTACTCCATCTGTATCAAGAACTCCATCTGTTACAATTACTCCAAGTAGAAGTGTTACACCATCAAATTCTATTACTCCAAGTAATAGTATTACTCCATCAAATTCTATCACTCCATCTGTATCAAGAACTCCATCTGTTACAATTACTCCAAGTAGAAGTACAACTCCATCAATCACTCCATCAAATTCTATTACTCCAAGTAATAGTATTACTCCATCAAATTCTATTACTCCATCTGTATCAAGAACCCCATCAATCACTCCGAGTAATAGTATTACTCCATCTGTAACACGAACTCCATCTGTTACAACTACCCCATCACCAACCCCATCACCATCAGACCCGCTAGGGTGTAGAGATTGTGTATACTTTGATATTGATGATGGAGCTGGTACTGGTCCGTTTACTGTCTCATGGACTAACTGCTATAATCAAAATGAAAACCAAAGTGTAGGTATAGGTGCTGGTCAAGTAATTTGCCCTGCTAATTGTATCAAAGAAGGTACACTAACCTGTAATGTTCCTGCTGCATTAGTGAATGTATCATACGGTGTTAATTGTTATCCACCATCTCAGACTCCATCACCCTCTAAATCTACAACTCCTTCAATCACTCCAAGTAATTCAATCACTCCTTCAAATTCAATTACTCCGAGTAATTCTATCACTCCATCCGTAACAAGAACACCTTCAAACTCTATTACTCCAAGTAATAGTATTACTCCTTCTGTATCAACCACTCCTTCAATTACTCCATCAAATTCAATCACTCCCTCAAATTCAATCACACCAAGTGTTACAAAAACTCCATCTATTACACCAAGTAATAGTATCACTCCATCTGTTACCCGAACCCCATCTGTTACAACTACCCCATCACCAACCCCATCTCCATCAGACCCCGCTGGATGTAGAGATTGTGTATACTTTGATGTAGATCCAGGTGGTGGAGGTGCTGGCCCATATACTATACAATGGACTAACTGTTACGGTCAAACTGAGAATACAAGTGTAAGTATAGGTATTGGTCAAGTTCTATGTCCAGCTAATTGTATTCAAGAGGGTACACTAACACTTCCAAGCAATCCATCTTATTTAGTAAATGTATCATATGGTGTTAATTGTTACCCACCATCTCAGACTCCGTCGCCAAGTGTTAGTCAAACACCATCTATTACTCCGAGTAATAGTGTTACACCTTCGATTACACCATCAAATTCCATAACTCCGAGTAATAGTATCACTCCTTCTGTTACCCGAACTCCATCTGTAACAAGAACACCTTCAAACACTATTACTCCCAGCCCATCCACCTCACCTGTTTGTTCTGCTCCAACTCTTACTGGCACAGTTAAATTAACTGGAACAATAGTAAGAGTTCAAAACACCTCAGGCCCAAATTGTAGTAATGCAACCGTAGAGTGGTCAACTGATGGTGTAAATTATTTTGATTCTCAGTTTTTTGCAAGTTGTCAGGCAAACTATGATATCACAACAGGATACTCAACGGGTACAATTTATTTTAGAGCATTTCAAGTATGTTCTATAGGAGGAACTTCGGAATATTCAAATGTAGTAACATACACATATCCAACTCCAACTCCAAGTATTACCCCATCTTTTACACCATCAAATTCTATTACTCCAAGTAATTCAATTACTCCATCGAATTCAATAACTCCTTCAAAATCTGTTACACCAAGTGTATCAATTACTCCAAGTAATTCAATTACTCCAAGTATTACAAAAACACCATCAATTACTCCAAGTGTATCAATTACTCCAAGTGTATCAATTACTCCAAGTTATTCAAAAACTCCAACACCATCACCAACTCCACAGCAAGGTTTACTTGGTAGCCCAAATCCCATAAGTTTAGGTGGTAATGTAACAGGACAATCTATAGCAAAAGAGTTAGGATTGAATCCATTTGCTCAGATAAGTTTAAATGATGCTGCAGTTAGAGAATTAGCAAAAAAACAAACCGCTAATTCTCAAATAGAAATGCCTACTGATTTTTGGGATAAGATATATTTTGAATGTGTTGCCAATTCATTTGCGTATGAGGAATGTGTTGGACAGGATAAGTATGTATACAAGTACACAGGTGCTTATACCAATTCAGGGTGTACGACAATTTTAGATTACATCGTAACAAATGGATGTGTGCAATAAGTAAAAACACCATTTGAAATTGAATTTGTTTTTTTGAAACTTTATATATATACTTAAAGGTTATATGGAAAAAATATTTGTTTCAATAGCATCCTACAGAGATCCAGAACTACTTCCCACATTAAAAAATCTCTTAGCTAATTGTAAAAATCCTGAAAATTTAACTATTTGCATCGGATGGCAACATTCAGAAGAGGATACATGGGATACATTAGATGATTACATAAATGATAATAGATTTATTATTATTGATATACCATATCAAGATGCAAAAGGAGTGTGTTGGATGAGGGCTGAGATACAAAAACGAATTACGAATGAAACTTACTATTTACAATTAGATTCACATCATAGATTTGTTAAAGAGTGGGATGTTCATTTAAAAGATTGGTTAAATTATTTAAAATGCACAAATTCAAACAAACCAATAATATCAAGTTATCTACCATCTTATTTTCCTGATAAAGATCCAGATGGAAGATTAGATGAAGTTTGGGGATTAAATGTTCAAAGATTTATGCCTCAAGGTGTTTTATTTTTAGAACCACATGGCATAAATAATTGGAAAGAATTAAAGCAACCCTTTTTAAGTAGATTTCTATCTGCTCACATGATTTTTTCAGAGATAAGTTTTCCAAAAGAAGTACCATATGATGCAGATCTTTATTTTCATGGTGAAGAATCATCTCTAGCTGCGAGAGCATTTACTTTTGGATATGATTTATATTCACCTCATTTTCCAATTATATGGCATGAATATACAAGAGAAGGAAAACGAAAACATTGGGATGATAATTCATGGGCAGATTTAGACAAAGAATCATTTGCCAAATATAGAAAAATGATGGGGGTTGATAACCCCGAATGCAGTATGTGTGATAGAGCTAAAATTAATCCAACTTACTTTGGAAGACAGAGAAGTTTTGATGAGTATGAAAAATATGTTGGAATAAAGTTTGCAACAAGACAAATACATGAAGAAACTTTGAGAAATGAATTTCCTCCACTAAAAAATGATTTTGAATCAGGGTTAACAAACAAACAAAAATATTGTATAGATGTATATAAAGGTGATTTACCAGAAAATGATTACATATCATTTGCTGTAGCTTTATTAGATGAAAATGGAAATGATATTTTTCGTAAAGATGCCGATGAAATAGAGATTAATAATCTTATGAATCAGAAAAAAGATGATAAGTTTATACATATATGGAGAGAATATCAATCTGTAAAAAAACCTTATGCATGGAGAGTGTGGCCCAATTCAAAATCAAAAGGATGGTGTAACAAAATAGAAAGTATAATAAGTTATGAATAAAAAGAAACCAACGATATTACTACATCTACCTGCGTACAGAGATCCTGAACTCATTCCTACTATTAAGGATGCGTTAGATAAAGCTAAATATCCTAAACGAATTCATTTTGGAATATGCCGTCAATATCACCCCGATGATAAATTTGACGACCTTACCGAGTATAAGTCAGACAAACGATTTAAGATATATGAATGTTTGTACACAGAAGCAAAAGGATTACCTTGGGCTCGTTCAATAATAAATGAACAATTACTAACTGATGAAGATTACATTTGCCAATTAGACTCACATCATAGATTTGCTGAAGATTGGGATGAAACCCTAATTCAAATGCATCTTGAACTTGAAAACAAAGGTGTAAAAAAACCTATAATTGCCGGATACTCTCCCTTGTATAATCCATTTAACGATCCAGCGGGAAGATCAATGGAACCGTGGCAATCTCAATTTGTGTGCTTTTATCCACATGGTACAATTTTTATTAGGCCAGGGCTCTTACATGGATATGAAACCATGACAGAACCACCTCGTTCAAGATTTCTTTGTGGCCATTTTGATTTCGCAAGAAGTGAATGGGCGAGAGAAATAAAGCACGATCCAAACATATACTTTGCAGGTGAAGAAATAAATTTAACGGTTAGATCGTACACACATGGTTACGATTTTTTCCATCCACATAAAATAGTAGTTTGGCATTCTACTATGAGAGAAGAAAGAGCAGGTAGATTAAAATGGGATGATGATGCTAAGTTAGGAGTGAATTGGTGGGAGAAACAAGAGCATGCTAGAAAAAGAATTAGAGTAATGCTTGGGTCTGAAGAAGATTCAAATGTTGATTTAACTGGATATGATATCGGAAAGGTTAGAAGTGTTAGAGATTATGAAAAGTATGCTGGAGTACACTTTAAAAGAAAAGCAGTGCAAAAGTATACTTTAGATAATAATTATCCACCAAATCCTTATATTGAAAACGATGAAATTTGGGAGCAATCATTTATGAAATCCTTTTACTATTTAGTTAATGTATCTAAGAATGATTTCCCACGCGATAATTATAAGCATATATTAGTAGCGTTTGATGATGAAAATGGTATGGCCATTCACCAAACATTTATTGCAGATAATAGATTAGAAAACTTTAATAAACTTGGAACACACATTCATTATGAAGAATACTTCTTAACAAATAAAACGCCAAAAAGGGTTGTATATTGGGGATATACTGAAACCGATGGATGGGTTGAAAGAGTTGAGCAAATTTTATAAATTACAAAAACTATGAAGATACTAGTAACACAATTCTATACAAATAATCTTTTGTACGGAAAATACACAGAAGAAGTTAACAGAAAATATTGTGAAAAACATGGATATGAATATTTTGTTGAAAAAGATTCTGATAAAATAAATCTTTTTTGTCAAGAGCAAGGAATAGCAAGACAATGGTATAAAGTAAAACTTATACAAAACATCTTGAATGAAAGTACAAAAACATTTTTTGGATTAGGAGCAGGAAAACCTAAATATGATTGGATTCTATTTTTAGATGCTGACGCAATGATTTCAAATCACGATAAACGAATAGAAGATTATATAGATGATACTAAAAATTTAATTGTGGCAACTGAAACTGGGCATCATAGTGTAACAAATACAGGAGTGTTACTTGTAAAAAATGATGATTGGTCTAAACAATTTTTTAGTGAGTGGTGGGATAGTAAAAATTGGATTACAGGAAAACATGCCACAGAGTTGTTAGATTGGGCAGGAGGTGGTGATTCGGCTGATAATGCAGGTGTATTCAAAAGTGGATTGTGGCATGAACAAACTTGTCTTTCTGTATTGTATACTCAAAACAAAGAATTAAAAAATAGATTAAAGTTTGTAAACGCCGAAGAGTTTAATTCTGTTGTCTTCAAGCAAGATGCTTTTATATTCCACGCGTATGGATATGGACACAATAGATACAGAGATATTGATTCCATCTATGAAGCAAAGATAGCCATCAAGGAGGAAACGAACAAGATAGTTATTGTTTACTTTGTTTATTGTGTAAATAATTATTTAGAAATTGCCAAGAAAGATTTTGATAGAATGGTTAATAGTGGGTTGTATGGTGCGTGCGATACTATGTATGTTGTATGCTCAATACCTAATGTAAGTGAAACAGATGATAATACTAAAATATATCAAGAAATATCTAAAATATATGATGGTAACGAGAAAGTAAAAATAGAAAAACGATATGGTAACAGATTTGAACACTATGGAATAGTTAGGGCGTGGATAGAATCACACAAATCAGATGGATATCTTTTATATTGTCACGCAAAAGGAGTTGCAAATGTTCCAACTGATAGTACCCCTCATTCAGAATGGAAGAAATTGGGTGATGCATCATTTATTGAAATGCTACAATACTTTATTATAGATAACTATAAAGCTTGTATTGATAAATTACAGCATTACGACCAAGTAAATGTATCTGATAGTTATAGTAGAGGATGGCCATCAGGAAATTTTTGGTGGTGTAGAATGGATTATCTAAGAAAAATAAACTTTCCATTTGAAAGTACCTATGATAGATGGGCATCTGAAGCATGGATTAACTTTAGAAGTAAAAAATACTCAACTTTTCAATTGTATGATAGATTCTATTTCAGAGATAAATTTACCTTTATACCGGAGGATTCATACAAAAACATAGAATCAATGAAGGATAAGAAAATAGATTTACTATACGCAAAATACATGGTATTATTAGAACCTGAAAATGAAAATGACCGAAATCGTCCTACTGAGACATATGAAGTGGATTGTACAGATTTTATTAGGAAAAATTTGAATGATAATGACCAAAAGGGGTTTAATGGAATAATAGTTTCACATACAGGTACACTTGGCCCAAATGTAATAAAAGATCCTTTGTATGGTGTAAAAAAAGTGTTGGTTACGGAATTCAAAGTGATAGGAGATGATACTATTTATAGAATAACAACAGATGAAGGGGATTTGTTGGAGTATAGAATAGATACATATAAATCAATAGGATATGATTTTGAATACCCTGATAAAAAAGTAAGAGAAATACTAAAAAATGAATAATCAAGATTTGATAATTGTAACTTTTGGATTTGGCCCAACATATAGAGATAGGGTAAAGTATCAAATAAATGAAGCATCAACTAGATTTGGATACGATAAAGTTATGAAGTATTTTATTTTAACCGATAGAGTTGAAGATTTTATTGGATTAGATAAAAATGTGCAGGATTTGATAGTTGATGTTGTTGATATTGAAGAATGTAGAAAAGATGATGAGTTCTCTAAATTGTATGAACCGCTACCTGAAGAAAAAATAGATGATGAATTATACGCTACACAACTTAGATATAATAGTGATGTCAAAAAATTATTATTTAGTTATGGGCTAAAACGATATGCTCTAAAAGCATTAGCTCAACGCGGTATAACTAAATTTCTATATATGGATGCAGATATTAAATTACATTATGACCATATAGTTGAGGGTAAAAAAACAGAAGAAGAATTTTGGGGAGAATTTGATATCCCAGTTAATTGCATAAAAGGGTGTGGAACTGAGACATTAAAGTTTACTCAACTGGATAAAAATAACGATATGCAGTTCATCTATAGTAAAACTGCCGGCTCACATGATAGCGTGCGTGCATTGCAAGCTTCTTCAATAGTAATGTATAAGTATTTCGAAGAATTAGGACAATTAGAAAAATTTATAATACCATTAGAGCTCACAATTATAGAAGGGCCGGTGAGAATTTTTAACTTTGAAAGTGTGAGTAAATTAGAAAGTTATTTTAATACATTGAATTCCGTATCTCGCCTATTCTTACAAAATGGACAGTTATACTCTACAAATTTATGTGGTGGTTATATTCTATGTGATTATTTACCTCTATCAGTAGCCAATTCTCTAGAAAATATACAAGTTCAACACTTACCTGGCCACTTATTTGAATACAGAAACTTTTTTGAAGATCGGTTTTGGGGAACACAATGGTATGAAAACCATGAGTGCGATAGTGAAACAACATATTTAATATCAACAAAAAGTAAAAAAGAATTTCTAAAAAAGAACGAGAAAATGATAGAATGTATGAAAAAAAGGAATCAATGGCCGTATGTTAGTTGGAGTTGTATTTAATAAATTAAAAAAGAACACATGAATACATTATTTGAATTAGTAAACAAATATGGGAGTGATAAAAATTTAAGTCAGTACACTAAGACATACGAAAAATTATTTACCCCAATTAAAGAAAAAGTTTTAAGCCTATTAGAAGTTGGAGTAGGGACCTTAGACCCTTCAGTACCAAGTACTTTTGCTGGAAATGTAGGTCACTATAAACATTACACACCAGGAGGTTCTTTACGAGTGTGGAGAGATTTTTTTCCACACGCTAAAATATATGGAGTTGATATAGCAAAAGATTGTTTGATTAAAGAAGAAAGAATAAAAACATTTTTGTTCGATTCCAGCAACCATGAGTTATGTGCTAATCACTTAACAAATTTAGAATTTGATATTATTATAGATGATGGATGCCATGACCCGGCTTATCAAATTAAAACTCTTAGAAATCTGTTTCCACTATTGAATCAAAATGGATACTATATTATTGAAGATATAGGTGGATATGCTCCATCAGATGGAACAGAGAAAAAAGAGTTGTTGATACATTATTTGCAAGAATTTAATGAATTAACTCAAGGATGTGATGTAACAAATTGTGGTAATCACATAGTAATAAAGAAAACCAAAGAAGAAAAAAATACACCTATTGAAAATAATATCTATAGTGTAGATAGTATACCACCAAATTCATCAAAAAAAGATTTTACTCTAGTGACTGGATTGTGGAATATCGGCAGAAACTCCAGAGATTTTGAAACACATTATTTACCTAATTTTGATGCATTTTTGAAAATAGATGCACCAATGGTAGTATTTGTTCCATCCGAATTGAAGAAGTTTGTAGAACAAAGAAGATCCACAGAAAACACTCACATAATTTGCTTTGAGTTAGATGATGTGAAAAGATTGTATTCACCATTTTGGAATAAAACGCAAGAAATAAGGACTAATCCAAATTGGTACAATCTAACAGGGGAACATGGGTGGTTAAAGGGAAGTCCACAGGCCTCATTAGAATGGTACAATCCAATTGTACAATCTAAAATGTTTCTTCTACATGATGCAGTAGTATATAATCCATTTGATACGGATTATTTCTTTTGGTTAGATGCTGGTATAACAAATACAATTCCTCAAGATCATTTGGTGTATAAAAAAGCTTTAGATAACATAACTAGTGTTTCAAACCCCTTTCTATTTATAAGTTATCCATATGAATCATCTGGTGAAATTCATGGATTCAAATTTGATAAAATGAATGAATTGGCTAGAGAAAAAGTAACCTATGTTTGTAGAGGTGGTCTTTTTGGTGGGCATAAGTATCAAATAAGAGAAGCTAATGCTACATATTATAGTCTATTAATGAAAACACTTAGTAATGGACTTATGGGTACGGAAGAAAGTATTTTTACAATTATGTCATACACCGAACCACATTTATATAGACGGTATATGATTGATGGTAATGGGTTGATATCTAAATTTACTCAGGCATTAATTGATAATAATGTTGTGTTGGAAGAAATTTCTGAGAAACAATTAAAACGAACACTCAAAGTAACTGATAATGATATTGAAAAAGTTAAAACGAATCTCTATATATTGACATTTAATTTTCCTGAACAACTTTCTCATACTATTGAATCAATGAAAAAAGTATCAGAGTGGTTAAACAAACCTAAGTTAGTTTTATTGGATAATTCAACTGATGAGATAGCAAAAGAACAAAACAAAAAGATAGCAGATGAATATAACTTTGAATACATTCATTTGGGTAAAAACACAGGTATATGTGGAGGTAGACAATATGCGGCTGAACACTTCCATGAATCGGATGCGGATTTTATGTTCTTTTTTGAAGATGACATGACATCAAACCCACCAGAACGAGATGGAGAGTTTTGTAGAAATGGATTTAGAAAATTCATTCCAAACCTGTATAATATAGTACATAAGATAATGATAAAAGAGGAGTTTGATTTTCTAAAACTATCATATACAGAAGTTTTTATGGATAATAACATACAAGTATCATGGTATAATGTACCACAAGATATCAGAACTAGAGATTGGCCAAGTTATGACAAGTTACCATTCACAGGATTAGATCCAAATGCACCAAGAACACAATTTAATACGATTGAAGTTTTAGATGGTGTAAGTTATGTTACAGGTGATATTTACTATGCAAACTGGCCTATGATTGTAAGTAAAAACGGAAACAAAAAGATGTTTATTGATACTAAATGGGCGCATCCATATGAGCAAACATGGATGAGTTATATGTATCAGGAAACAAAAAAAGGAAACCTCAGGCCTGCATTATTACTTGCTAGCCCAATAAATCACGATAGAATAGCCCACTACAAGCCCGAAGAAAGAAGAGAAAACTAACAGATACGAGTATTTATATATGTATGAACAATTTAGTACGCTATCTTGTAGAAAGTATCTTACTTGAAGAGGTAAAAGATGTGGTTGTGGTTTATGCAGGTAGGTTTCAACCATTTCACAAGGGTCATTATGCCACTTATCAACATTTGGTAAAGAAATTCGGAAAGGATAGTGTATATATTGGTACATCAAATACAACCGATGCCAAAAAATCACCATTTAATTTCAAAGAAAAGAAATTGATAATGACAAAGATGTTTGGAATCCCATCAAATCAAATAGTGATGGTAAAGAACCCCTACAGACCAATAGAAGTACTTAATGGCATAAAGAAAGATACGGCATTCATAACGGTAGTAGGGGCAAAGGATAAAAACAGATTAGCAGGTGGTAAGTATTTTTCTCAATACAAAGGAGTAGCCGATAAAGGATACGAAGATGCCGGGTATTACTATATAGCACCACCCCAACCAAACGCAGTTAGTGGAACTGATGTCCGAAATTGGTTAAGTAACGGAACAACTGATGAAAAGAAAAGTAATTTTATGAAGGCATATCCTAAATTTGATGCCTCTATTTTCAAACTAATAACCGATAAACTTGCAACCTTAAAAACTGAAAGTGTAAAAAGAAGAACTATAGATGATATACTTAATGAAGTTGTAAAGAATAAACGCATTATTTCAGAAGGTGGTGCGTACGGCCATATGGCGCATCCTTTTGATTTGGAGATGAACCTTACATTTGGTGATTTGAAAAATATAGTGAAGAAGGCACTCAATGGAGAATTAGAATTAGCGAGAGAGAAAACAGATGGTCAAGCATTGGCAGTTAGTTGGGTTAAAGGTAGATTAGTTGCTGCGCGAAACAAATCACATTTAAGGAATAAAGGTGAGGGTGCAATGGATATTACTCAAGTGGCAACTAAATTCGCAAATAGAGGTGGGTTAACTGATGCATACAACTTTGCAATGAAAGATTTAGAATCTGCTATCGGTGGATTATCGGATGCACAAAAGAAACTCATCTTTAAGGATGGAGCGTGTTTTATGAATTTGGAAGTGATATACCCCGAATCAGTAAATGTTATTCCTTATGGTCAACCTCTATTAGTATTTCATGGAACATTTGAATATGATATGGATGGTAATATAATAGGAGAGAATCAAAAATCAGCATCTATACTTGCAGGTATGATAAAACAGATTAATGCAGAAGTTCAATCTAAGTATACTATACAAGGCCCTCCTGTTCAAACTCTTCCAAAAAACCAAAACCTTATTAAGAAACAAACTAAGTATTTTGGTATGATATCCAAATTACAAAAAGAATTTGGATTGACAGATTCATCTAATGTCGCAGATTATCATCAAGCATGGTGGGAAGATTTTGTAGAAAAAAATGCTAAAGGATTAGATACCCACTCAAAAATTGGATTAGTAAAGAGATGGGCGTTTGATGATAAGTCTTTCCGAATAGCAGGAATACAAGATAATAAGATACGAAAATGGGCAGAGGGAGTAGACAAAAAAGATAAAGATAAGATACGAAAGGATAACCTAATAAAGTTTGAAGAGATATTTTTAGGTGTAGGTGCAGATGTACTTCAGTTTATGAAATCAGTTTTAACCGTAGACCCTGATTCTGCGGCTAAATCTATGAAGAAAGAATTGGATACTGCGATAAAACAAATCCAAGCAAATGGGACACCTGAACAAATTAGGAAATTAGAAATTGAACTAAAGAGATTACACAAGTTAGGAGGGTTTAATAAAATTGTGCCAGCCGAGGGTATAGTTTTTGTTTACAATGGAAACACCTACAAGTTGACTGGAGCATTTGCACCATTGAATCAAATATTGGGGGTATTCAAGTTTGGTTAATAACCATAATTGATTTATGAAACTAAATGAGTGCATTATTGTATCTAAAGAAATTGATAATAAGTTTATACTAGCTAAGAATCGTGACAGGACTTATAAACCTACACTTCGTATTGTTAGAGAGATTTTGAATGGCATTGAAGTTGCCTATTTACATGATACTAAAACCGATTGGAGTGAAGGATTAAACTCAAATGGAATTGGAGCAATAAATTCTGCTTTGATGGTTGGTGCAGATGAAGACGAGTTGAAGTTGATAAAGAAAAGTGGTAAAAAGAGTTTAGATGGGCAAAAGATGAGACATATTATGGCTCAACATACCCTCCGTGCGGCTTTAATCGCAGCAGTTGTTTTCAAAGGAAATAATAGATATGGTATCAAGGGTCATACATTTATTGCATCTCCAAAAACACTTATTAGTTTAGAAAATATAAGAGATATTGATAAACCAATTATCAAAATTGAAAATAGAGAGCACCCTCTAGTTAGAACAAATCACGGCCAAGTATATACAACTGCTGGATATACCAAAGGTAAAGATTATTTATCATCTAGATTGCGGAAGATTAGTGCCGAAAAAGTAGTTGATAAAGTAAGTGATTGGACAAAAATAGGAGCTGCATTACGAAAGAACTTTTACGATTCCGATAAGGAATTCTTTAATATGAGTAGAGAAACTGATAAGATGTCTACAACCTCACATACAATACTTAATCTTACAGATAAGATACTTATGGTAGAGTACTATGAAGATAGAATTGATAAATTTGAAGGAATAGTTAATAAATTACCCCAAGGATATACCCCAACTATAAAAGTAGTGATTAAAAAACTTGTTTAATTGAAAAATAAATAGTAAATAGATAGTTATGGCAAAAAAAGAATTCAAGAGGTCTTTGATGCACAAGACCCGTAAAGAACTTGCAGATTTCATATTAAAAGGTGATGAAATCGCACAAAAATCGTGGGGATATGAAGGTGAATCTAAACGGAGAAAAGTGGGTGATGTATGGGAAGATGAATTTTGGAGATACGAACAGATGGAAGGATTTGTATCCAAAACAGGTAAAAACCATGAGATATATCAAGATATACGGAATTATCTAAAATCCAAGTCGGAATGTCAAAACTCAGAATGTGAAAAGCAAAAGTTCGGCCCAACAGATAGAATGATAATTTCTCAAACAGGATATTGTGTTGATTGTTTGGCAAAGTTTGAAGTAGATATTAAGTTAGAGGGTTTATGGGAATCTTATGAAAAATGGAGAATGATGCGTAAAGCAATAGCAGTAGCCGAAGATGCAAAGAAACAAATAGAACAAGGTATAAAAGATTTGAAACCACATTATGAATTTGTTCAGGAGAATGGTACAATTGAAAAATGGACTCTTCCTAAACCAATGGATGAAATGAAAAAAGAAATGGAAGAAGAAATACAAAATATAGATAACGGATTAACAGAATTGAGGGAAGATATTGTTACACATGAATCTATACTAAAACAGTCAAATAATTCATACATCAAACAATTAATTAGTCAAAAATAAAATAGTTTATAAAATGGAAAAACAAATAAATGGATGGTTCGCTTATAGGGGAGTAACATTAATGCAACATGAAAATGTAGCAATTCCTTTTCATTCATTACTACAACAAGTTAAACCAAAGAGAATTCTAGAGATTGGTACATCACATGGTGCTTTAACTCTTCTTATGCGAGATTTATTAGATGAACTTGAACTTTATGAGACGCAAATTAAATCTTATGATGTATTTTCTATCAGTCAAGAGTATGTAGCAAACATGCCCGTAAAAGGAAAAAGTATAGAATTTGTCATTAAAAATATTTTTAATGATGTATACGATGCACTTAAAGATAAAGAGATTGGTGATTACATACAATCACCTGGAACTACTTTAGTTCTATGTGATGGTGGCTCCAAAAAAAATGAGTTTAAAATCATTTCACCTTATCTTAAACAGGGTGATATTATTATGGCGCATGATTATGCACCAAATCAAGATTATTTTGAAAATAATGTAAAAGATAAAATTTGGAATTGGTGGGAAATACAGGATTCTGATATAGAATCGGCTGTTATAGAAAACAATTTGAAACCATACATGGAAAAAGAATTTAGAGATGTGGTATGGGTCTGTAAGATAAAAGAATAAAATGGAAACCCAAAATAAGACACTCAAAGATGTAATCAAAGATGAATACAAAAAGTGTGCGGTAGACCCGATACACTTTATGAAAAAATATTGTAAGATTCAACATCCTACCAAAGGTAAGATGCGATTTGAGTTATTTCCATTCCAAGAAAAGACATTAGAAGAATTTAATAAGAACCGATACAACATAGTTCTAAAATCTCGTCAGACAGGTATATCAACTCTTACTGCAGGGTTTGCGTTATGGCAGATGACATTTAATAGTGATTTCAATGTTCTTGTTATCGCAATCAAACAGGAAGTTGCAAAAAACTTGGTTACCAAAGTACGAGTTATGTATGATGGATTACCAAGTTGGTTGAAAGTAAACGAGGTGGAAGACAATAAACTCTCACTCCGATTAGCAAATGGTTCACAGATTAAAGCAATCGCGGCATCTCCCGATGCAGGTCGTTCTGAAGCACTTTCACTTCTTGTGATTGATGAAGCTGCCTTCATTGATGATATTGATGAGATATGGACATCTGCAACTCCCGCTCTATCAACAGGTGGTAGTTGTATTGCACTTTCTACTCCTAATGGTGTAGGTAATTGGTTTCATAAACAATGGATGGGCGCAGAAGAAGGTGATAATGAATTCAAACCAATCAAACTACATTGGACAGTTCACCCTGAGAGAAATCAAAAATGGAGAGATGAACAAACAATAGTATTGGGTGAGAAATTAGCAGCACAGGAATGTGATTGTGATTTCGTATCATCAGGTAATACCGTTATTGAAGCTCAGTATCTATTGTGGTATAAAGAAACATTTGTAAAAGACCCGATTGAAAAAACAGGGTTTGATGGAAATTATTGGAAGTGGGAGTACCCTGATTATGCAAAATCATACATGGTATCTGCCGATGTGGCTCGTGGAGATGGTGGAGATTATTCAGCATTTCATGTGTTTGATATTGTAAACAATGTTCAGGTTGCAGAGTATAGAGGTAAAATGGATACCAAAGATTTCGGAAACTTCTTAGTAGGAGTTGCATCTGAATGGAATAATGCATTATTAGTAATTGAAAACGCAAATGTGGGTTGGGCAGTTATTCAACAATGTATAGATAGAGGATATCCAAATCTCTATTACCAATCTCAAGATTACAAATATGTTGATATAGAAAGACAATATAGTAATAAGTTGAGAGCAGAAGAGAAACGAGAGGTTGCAGGGTTTACAACATCGGTACGAACTCGTCCACTTATCATTTCAAAATTAGATGAGTATTTTAAGAATAAAGCTATGGTAATACAATCCATTCGGTTGATTGATGAATTGTTTACCTTTATTTGGAGTGGTAGTAGAGCTGAAGCGTTAAAGGGGTATAATGATGATTTGGTAATGTCATTCAGTATCGGATTATGGGTAAGGGATACTGCATTAAGGTTGAGACAGGAAAGAATGGATTTGGCAAAACAATCTATGGATTCATTTGCAGTTACAGGATTTTCTATGGGAAATAGGAATACATATCTTAATTCAAAACTTAAACAAGACCCATATAAGGTACAAATGGGTAAGGATAGTGAGGATATTAAATGGTTATTAGGTTAATCCATATTTATAGTTATGAAACTTCTTACGGAATCGAAAACTATTAATGAGGGATTAGTTTACCATAAAAATACAGGTACACCCTTACATGAATCAATCTATAGATATGGTTCTAAAATGTATTTTGGAATGTTCTATGAAGCAAGAAAATTATTCAAAGAGGGTAAATTATTAACCGAAAACGCTCAAGACCTGTGGTTTTTAACTGAAACTGATTTGGGGGAATCTGCCGTTTATAAAGGAAAGCAGATTTGGTTAGACTTTCCATACATCAACGAAGCTGAATATGATGGAAAAGAAGTGGAACTAAACCAACCTAAAAAAGGTGGTTCTAAGAAGTATTATGTTTATGTAAAGGATGGGGATAAGGTAAAAAAAGTTGAGTGGGGTGATACTACCGGTCTAAAAACTAAAATAGGTAACCTAGATGCAAGTAAAGCATTTGCAGCTAGACATAAATGTGATACCGAAAAAGATAAAACTTCCGCAAATTGGTGGGCATGTAACCTACCTAAATACGCAAAACAACTTGGATTATCAGAACCTGCATATCGTTATTGGTAATATGAAAAATTATTTGTATATATGGAAGAGAGATATGTTGATGTCATTATTGATGAATACAATAAGTACAGGATATTTACAAGTACAATTGATAGTGATGAACTTTTGTGGCATCAAGACAAACGGGAAAGGGTTATTAGAATCTTTAGTGGTAGAGATTGGCAACTTCAATTTGATGACCAATTACCATTTACCTTGGAAGAGGGAAAGGATTACAAGATACCCGACCACACTTACCATAGGGTAATAAAAGGTAAAGATGATTTGATTATAAAGATAACTGAAAAATAAATGGCAGAAGAAGTAAAAACAAACGGGTTCTTTGAGAGATTAAGAAAATTATTCTCTACCAAAGTAATCATTGCTAGGGATGAAAATGGTAATAGAAAAGTAGTAGACCATGAACAACAACAGCAACTTTCTAACCTCAAATCCTTAAAAGATAGATTTTATCGTCTTCAGACAGGGTACAAGTACGAAAACTTTACCACTCAATTATCCTATTCAACAATTCGTAGAGAGTTATTTTTGGATTACGATGCGATGGATAACGATCCAATCATTGCCTCTGCCTTAGATATTTATGCAGATGAGTGTACAACTAAAAATGAGTATGGTGATATCCTAACTATTCGTACACAAAATCAGGAAGTTAAAGAAGCATTACACAATCTATTTTATGACATTCTGAATGTGGAATTTAATTTGTGGCCTTGGGCTCGTAACCTATGTAAATACGGAGACCTGTTCCTTGTTTTAGAAATTGTAGAAGGAGAAGGAGTAGTTGGAATACATCCTCAATCTGTTTACCATGTAACTAGAACTGAAGGCCCATACGACCCATCTCGTGTTAATAAAAAAGAACCTGGCATCAAATTTACAATTGATCCCGATTATTTGGGTAAACATGAATATGATAACTATGAAGTTGCTCACTTCCGTCTTTATTCCGATACCAACTATCTACCGTATGGTAAGGCAATGTTGGAGAACGCAAGACGATTATGGAAACAAATAACTCTTATGGAAGATGCGATGATGATTCATCGTATTATGAGAGCACCTGAAAAGAGAATATTTAAGATTGATATTGGTAATATTCCTCCGCAGGAAGTTGATAACTATATGCAGAGGATTATCAATAAAATTAAAAAGACTCCGTTCGTAGACCAAAATACAGGAGATTATAACCTCAAGTATAACATGATGAACATTACTGAGGATTTCTTCATGCCAGTTCGTGGTGGTGATAGTGGAACTTCAATTGATACTTTAGCTGGATTGCAATACGCTGCAATTGAAGATTTGGATTACTTGAAAGCAAAGATGTTTGCTGCTCTAAAAATACCAAAAGCATTCTTGGGATACGAGGAAGATATTAATGGCAAAGCAACATTGGCAGCCGAAGATATTCGTTTTGCTAGAACCGTACAAAGAATCCAACGAGTAATGATATCTGAACTTTCACAGATTGCAATGGTACATTTACTTGCAAACGGATTCAAGGGTATGGATGTAGTTGATTTTGAATTAGAACTAACTAACCCATCAACTATATATGAACAGGAAAAGGTAAACCTATGGTCTCAAAAGGTTACACTTGCAAAGGATATAAAAGATTTGAAACTTCTATCATCTGATTTCATTTATAATGAGATATTCCAATTATCTCAAGAGCAAATTGATAAACACCGTCAGGATGTTGTACTTGATACATTTGATACCAACCGATTAACAAAGATAGAGAATGAAGGTGTAGACCCTTATGAAGAATCAAATCCTCAACCTGAAGAAGGTGGTGCACCTGCTGAAGGAGAAGCAGCACCTGAGGGAGAACCCGAAATGGAAGAATCAGTTGATGGAAGGATAGAAACATCTGCTGAAAATGGTGAATTAGGTGGAAGACCTAAGACAGCGGGTAATAGAGGTAGTGATGAAAACGCATTTGGAAGAGACCCATTAGGAAAAGCAGATGTAACCAGAAACTTCGGAAGAGAAACTCGTAACGCTAGATTAGCTACAAGGTTAAAGGATATATCAAGCAAAGAAAAAGCCCTCCGTGATAATCTCAGGAAACGGATAAGAAAAGAGAGACTTTTTGAATCCCAAAATACGGATACAGGTTCGTTATTGGATGATAAGAACATATTACCTGACGAATAGTGTGTTTTATTAGGGTGTAATATATTTATAGTAGTAGATATATAGATTTATAGTTCGGACATAAAAATATCGCGATGAAAGTTAAACATAGTAAGTTTAGAAATACGGCCATACTATTTGAATTGTTGGTCAAACAGATAACACATGAGGTGTTATCTAATTCCTCTAAACCTATTTCCGAGCAAATAATCAAAGAGTTTTTTAACTCCAAAAGAGAACTATCTAAGGAGTTGAAGTTGTACAATCAAATAGTAAAAGAAAAATACTCTAAGGTTGATGATGCTAAGTTGTTTCTTGAAGAAGTAATTTCTGAAAGAAAGAAGTTAGATGAAAACAAACTCAATAGAGAAAAGTACAATCTTATCAAAACTATAAAGGAATCTTATGATTTGCAGAAATTTCTATCATCAAATCTACAAAACTACCGAATTCTTGCATCAATATATAAAGTTTTTGAAGCAAAGACCAAAGGTAGAACTGGTGAAATTCGTGAGTACATAGATGCTAACAATTTGGTACTTGAGCATATAACGGTAAAGCGTAGTTCAACTCCTAAAAAAGATGCTATCTACGAAGTATTCAAAACTCAATCTGAAGATATTCGCTTGTTAACATACAAATTGATGTTAGAAAACTTTAACAAGAAATACTCTACTCTAAATGATGAGCAGAAAAACTTGTTAAGGGAGTTTATCTATAATGTATCAAATACATCAACTTTCCCAGCTTATGTTAAAGAACAGGTAAAGAAAGTTCTTATAGAACTTGTAACCATATCTAAGATAGTAGATGATAAAGTTACCAAAATAAAAATTGCAGAGGTAGTGAAGTTGTTGAAGACAGGTAATATCTTAAAAGAAAATCAGGAAAAACAAGTTTCATTACTTATGTTATCTTACGAACTATTAAAAGAAATCAATCATGTCAAGTCCAATAGAAAGATTAAGAAGTAAGATTAGTGAAATTGTTAAAGAAGAGTTAACTCCTAAAAAGAAACTAAAGAAGGAGGCATCCGTAACTGCTAATGTGGCAGGTTATGATACCCCTCGCGCATTTAATCCCGATGGTTCTCATACCAAAGGATATGTAAAAAGAATGGCAGGTGTTGCTGGATATTCTTCGGTAAACGAAAACAGATTCCATCAATTGCGAAAGAATGAGAATACACCAAATCAAAAAATTGGTATTGGTATTCGTGAGATGAGAAAACAAATCACCGAGATAGAGAAATTTTTGGAATGGTATGGTAGAATTAAGAATGAAAATGGAATGAAGGGTGATGATTTTTGGAAAAGAACAAACAAGCATATTTATAAGATAAAAGAGAGGTTACAAGGTATAAGAGAAAAGATTAACAAACTATATAAGTAAACTAATATGAAAATCACCCGCGAACAACTCCAATCTATTGTGAAAGAGGTAATGCAAGAAGAAAGCGATTACCAAGATTATTTCAAGGCAATGCTTTCTAAGCATGGTGTAAAATCTCCTGCCGAATTCAAATCTGATGAAGAGCGTAAAGATTTCTTTAATAAGGTAGAAGCTGGTTGGGATGGTGTGAACGAAAGAATTAAAGAAATTCGCACAGAACAAGCTAAAAGAGTTGAGGCTTTAAAATTAAAAGAAGCAGAAGAGGCAGAGAGATTACAAAAAGAAGCCGAAGAAAAAGCTCAACAACTAAAAGAGTTGAATGATAAAATTGATAATGCTATTGAAACATTAGAAGCACTTCGCCCAGCAGTACAGGAGGAAGTTCCTCCTATGCAACAATCAGAAGTTCCATTTCAGGAATACAAAAAGAAAAAGTAATTTCTGATTCCAATTCTTATGAAAACACTTTTAGTAGAAACAAGACTTTTTGAGGGTAAATTACAAGAGAACGAAAATGGTGTTGTTCTTGTCAAAGGTGTACTACAAAGAGCAGATGCACAAAACCAAAATGGTAGAGTGTATCCTAAAGAGATTCTTGCAAGAGAAGTAAAAAAATACCAACAACTCATTAAGGAAAAAAGAGCGTTAGGTGAATTAGACCACCCTGATAGTTCTGTAATCAATCTTAAAAATGTTTCTCATAATATAAGAGAGTGTCATTGGGAAGGTGATGATGTGGTAGGTGTTGTAGAGATATTACCTACACCATCTGGTAACATCTTGAAAGAATTATTGAAGTGTGGAATTCTATTGGGTATATCTTCTCGTGGTATGGGTTCAGTAGAAAACATCGGAGAAGGAAAAGTACAAGTAGGCGAAGATTTTGAATTGTTAGGTTGGGATTTTGTATCTAACCCTTCAACTCAAGGTGCATTTATGGAAACTCTTAATGAATCCGTAAGGAAAGATGTTCGCAAACAAATCGGAACAGATGTATGTGGTGAGTGGTGCAAAACACAACACCTTATCAGAGAAATTATAAGTGAATTAAACTAGCATGAAACTAACTCAATTACAATTGAGAACTCTTATCAGAGAAGAAATAAAGAAATTACGCGAGAATCTAATGGTAGCATGTCGTAATTGTGGGTGGAAGTGGAAATTTAAAGAAGGTGGAAACGACCCCTATATATGTCATCATTGTGGAGGGCATGGTGTACTCATAAAATAATCAAACTAAACCAAACAAGTTATGTTAATAGTGAAAGTAAACGGGAATATAGAAAAGGCATTGAAAACTTTGAAAAACAAAGTTATCAAAACACAACAAGTACAAGAGTTACAACGCAGAACTGAATATGTAAAACCATCGGTAAAGCGTAGAACTGAAATCAAAGATGCAATCTACCGACAGAAAAAGAGGTCTGAAGCAGAAAAAGATTTCAACTAATTCAAAAGGAGAGAATAAAAACTCTCCTTTTTTTATTCGTTTTATCATAAACCCTATATTTATACTTAATTGATTGGAATACTCTATCAATCTTATATAGAGTTCGATATAATCAAGTAATCTTATTCGGGCACAAAATCTATTAGCCTGAGCAAATCATAGAAGAATATGACAAGCAAACTATTAAAAGAAGCAATTGCTGATGCAAAGGCCGTTAGAGAAACCGCTCTTGCAAATGCAAAAATCGCTCTTGAAGAGGCTTTCACTCCTAAACTTCAATCTATGCTTTCTAGAAAACTAAAAGAAGAATTAGAAGGCGATGAATTAGAAGAAGAGGAAGAAGTTTCTGTAAAAGAGAACGCAGTATCTTCTGATATCGGTAAGGGTGATAACAAACAACCTGCCGCTAAAGCTTTCGATTCTGCAGCCGATTCTGATGAGCTAGGAAAAGCAGGTGTTAAAAAACAAACCGCTGCTTCTGGTGAAGAAGATGAAAATTTAGAGGTAGTAGCAGAAGGTGAAGAACTTGAAGAAGATGATGTTACTGGTGCAACCCCTGACTCTGGAATTAATGAAGAGGAAGAGGAAGTAAAAGAAGGTGAAGAACTTGCTAAAGAAGGCGAGGAAGAAGTAGCCAACGAAGGTGATGATCACGATATCGAATTGAGTGAAATCATTGCTGAATTGGAAGACGAACTTGCTAAAGAAGGTGAGGAAGAAGTAGCCAAAGAAGGTGAAGAGCACACTTATGAAGGTGAAGAACCTACTTATGAGGGTGAAGAAGTAGCCAAAGAAGGTGAAGAACTTGCTAAAGAAGGTGATGAACTTGATTTAGATGAAATCCTAAGAGAAATGGGATACGGTGACGCACCTGCAGCTGAAGTTGAAGAAGGTGAGGAGTTAGAAATCGACCTTGCAAAAGAAGGTGAAGATGCTACTGCTGATGTTGACGCACTTCAGAAAGAAGTTGAGGAAAAAGAAGAGGAATTAAAAGAAGCATACAAAGTTATCAAGTCTCTAAAAGGTACAATCAATGAGGTTAACCTTTTGAACGCGAAACTTCTTTATGTTAACAAACTATTCCGTTCTTATAACTTAACCAACGAACAGAAGTCTAAAATCGTTGAGACTTTAGACAGAACAAAGAATGTAAGAGAAGTTAAATTGGTTTACTCTACCATCGCCGAATCTTTCAGAGCAGGTGCTGGTGTATCAAGAAAACCTGTTACTAAACTTACCGAAAGTTATGCATCAAAACCAGCTAAATCTACTGCCCCTGCTAAGAAAGTAATTTCTGAAAGCGCAAACATGGCAAACAGATTCAAAAAACTTGCTGGTATCAACAAATAAACTAAACAAAAAAACACAATGGCAAATTTCAATGTAAAATCATTGCTTGAGGCAAAAAATCCTCAATCCATTATGTTGGAGCAAACTCGTGGACTTAAGAAGAAGTGGGATAAAACCGGCTTACTTGAAGGTCTAAGAGAAAGAGAACAACATTCAATGGCGGTTCTTTTAGAGAACCAAGCTCAGCAACTTCTTGCTGAAGCATCTCAGACCAACGCAAACGGTCAGGGTTCTGAAGAATGGTCTGGTGTAGCACTTCCACTTGTAAGAAGAATCTTCGGTGAAATCGCTGCTAAAGAGTTCGTTAGCGTACAGCCTATGAACTTACCTTCAGGTCTTATTTTCTTCATGGACTTTAAGTATGGTAACACTAAAGGTGATAAGACAGCTCTTAGCTCACTTTATGGTGGTACTGGTGCTAAGTTCGGTAGAACTGATGCAGTTTCTGGTGGTCTTTATGGTAATGGTACTTATGGATACTCACTACCTTCTCAGTCTATCGTTACTAACATTCAGCCTACTAGCGTTACTTCTGCTTCTTGGGCAGATGCTGGTTTCCGTCCTGAGTATTCTGCATCTATCGCAGGTGCAAACTCTCAGTTGAGAAAAGTTGTAGTTCCAGCTGCTATGATTACTGGTTCAGATATTGAAGCAGTTAAATCATTCATCGTAAACTGCACTGGATTCGTTCAAAACTTGAATGAATTTGCAACTCATGATTATGCAGGTAGTAACTTTACTTTCATTGTATCTTCATCTGCTGCGTTTACTCAACTATCATCTGTAAGATATAGTGTACAACCTTCTGCATTTACAAGAGGTGATTTTGAAGACCAGAATCCTATCGTTGATGGTGGTGCTGGTGCATCTACAGGAACTAACTTGAATATTCCTGAAATTGACCTTGAGTTGAAGAGTGAATCCATCGTTGCCAAGACTCGTAAGTTAAAGGCAGTGTGGACTCCTGAATTAGCGCAAGACTTGAACGCATATCACTCAATTGATGCTGAAGCTGAATTAACTTCAATGTTAAGTGAGTATATCTCATTGGAAATTGACCTTGAGATTCTTGATATGTTACAAGTTAACGCTCTAACTACGGATTACTGGTCTGCAACCGTAGGTGAAGAATACAACCCTAGCACAGGTGCATGGGCTGGTGGTTCTTCATCATTGGCTTACCAGAAGGCAACTTGGTTCCAGACTCTTGGTGTGAAAATTAACAAAGTTTCCAACAAGATTCACCAGTTGACCATGAGAGGAGGTGCAAACTTTATCGTAGCTTCTCCTGATGTGTGTACGATTCTTGAGTCTATCCCTGGCTTCCATGTGAATGCTGAGAAGGATGCACTTCAGTTCGCAGCAGGTGTATCAGTAGTAGGTAGTATTTCTAACCGCTACACAGTTTATAAGAACCCTTACATGACCCACAATCAAATCTTGTTGGGTTACAAAGGTGCTAACTTCTTAGAGACTGGTGCAGTTTATGCTCCTTATGTACCTCTAATTATGACACCTCTTGTCTATGACCCTGATAACTTCACTCCTAGACGCGGTGTTATGACTCGTTACGCTAAGAAGATGGTAAGACCTGAATTCTATGGTCGCATCTTCGTTAAGGATTTGAACTTAATCTAATCCTAGCGTAGCTGGTTAATAGTAAAAAGGGGAGAGCAATCTCCCCTTTTTCTTTTTTATTCTATATTTATAAAGGAAACACAAATCGTATGGAAGATATCTTATCAGTTTTATTTCATTCAAGAACACAGAGTCATGTATTCCACTTAGGAACTGATTCTTACTCACAACATATTGCATTACAAAAATACTATGATGGTATAGTTGATATTGTTGATGGATTAGCTGAAAGTTGGCAGGGGAAATATGGAAAAATCCAATTTAAGGCTATTGGTGGTCTTGAACAAAATGAAGGTTTAGAATCTGTAATATCTTATTTTGAAAAGATTCTCAAAATTGTGGTAGAAAAAAGAAAAGATATCAAAGAATCATATATACAAAATCAAATAGATAATGTAGAACAACTTATCTATTCCACTCTATATCTTTTAAAGGAACTAAAGTAAAAGGTTTATTCTAACGATTCTTTATATTTATACTAAAGAATTGTCAGATGTCAGTAGATTCCTCAATCAATCATTATCCCGGTTCATCCTCATTTAATGTAGGTGATACCCCTTTTAATATCTATGATAATGACCCTATATTCTCAGATGATGCACCAAAAGTAGCAGTATGGTGTGCTAGAAGATTAGGATATCCAATTATAGATGTAGAACTTATTGATGAACAATTTTATGCTTGCTTTGAAGAGGCAGTATCTGAATACGCTGCACAAGTAAACCAATTCAACATCCGAAACAATCTTACTATCCTTCAAGGTCAAGATAATAAAGAAGATTACTCACAAAAACTTGTTGATGGAAGTTTTCTACCTAACATCGTTCGTATGAGTGATGCTTATGGAACACTAAGTGGTGTTGGTGGTAATGTGGATATTAAGAGTGGTAGTATCAACTTAATAACAGGACAACAAGATTACGATTTAAAAGAGTTGGTATCCGATGTATATGAGAGTGGTTCAAGAATAGATGTGGTTAGGGTATACTTTGAAAACAAACCAGCTATTTCAAGATTCTTTGATCCATACTCTGTTAGTGGTATGGGTACACTTAACATTACACAGGAGTTTGGGTTTAGTTCATTCTCTACTGCCACTAAGTTTGTATTGATGCCATTCTACGAGGATATTCTTCGTATGCAAGCAATTGAATTCAACGATCAAATTCGTAAATCGGCACATACATTTAATATTGTTAATAACAAACTAAGTATATTCCCGTTACCTGTAGCGGATAGTAAACTATTTTTTGAATATTTTGTAAGAGATGAATTTGAAAAGAACTCTGCTTATATCAAACCAAATAAGGTATCAGATTATTCAAACATCAAATACAACTTTATTCCTTATCGTAAAATAAATGATGTAGGTAGACAGTGGATTAGAAAATACACTCTTGCACTTGCAAAAGAATTGTTAGGTGCAATTCGTGAAAAGTACAACACTATTCCGATACCCGGTGGTGAAACAACTTTAGATGGTGGACAATTAAGAGCAGAGGCTACAACAGAAAAGGAAAATCTAATCACTGCCTTGAGAGAAAACCTAGCAGAACTATCAAGACCAAAGCAGTTTGAATATAAAGCTGCTGAGGCAAATCAACACATGGAAATGTTACAGAAAGTTCCTTTATTAATTTATATAGGATAACATGCCAAGATTTAACTCACCAAGAGATGTAGGTTTTTTCCGACAGATATCAAGTGAATTAGTTGATGATGTTGTTGAAACACCTGTAGTATTCTACAAATTAAATGTTGCAGAAACATCTTATAATTTGTATGGTGAATCTTTATCAAAACAATGGTATAAGGGATATGAGACATTTTGTTTGATTGAAAGACAAGATACTGTCACTAACTATGAATTCTTCGGTTCTGATACTGCAAGAAGTGTTAACTTTAGATTTAATAGACATACTTTAGAGAAAGGAGATTTCTATCCTGAGATTGGTGATTTGATATATCTTGATGATGTATACTATGAAATATCAAATGTAAGAGTGGATCAATGGGTTGGTGGATTGAACACCAATAAATTCTCAATTATATGTGAAACATTTATGACAAGAAAGAGTGCCGTAGATTTAGACACTATGGTAAGATAATATGAACGGACACGATTACAACAACGAAAAGTTTAACAGAATAGTAAAGCAATCCGATAAGGAAATGATTGGTATTTCTTTGATGGATATTGATACTGTCGTTGCCAAATACATGGAAGAATCTGTTATTCCTGAGTTGGAACAAAATGGTAAGAAGATAAAAGTTCCTATCATATATGGTAATGCTGAGAGATGGAAAAACGCTCAACGAGATGGATACCTTCGTGATAAAGAGGGTAGGATTCAGATACCACTTGTAATGTTCAAGAGAAATAGTATCGCAAAAAACGAAAATGTAAAGTTTCTAAAAGAAGAGGCAGTTACTTACCCAACTGTAAAAAAATACTCAAAGAAAAACACATACGATAGATTTTCGTTGTTGAACCCCAATTTTGCACAAAGGTATGAAACATTTGATGTGAGAATGCCGGAATATGTAAATTTGAGTTACGAAGTTGTTGTTTGGACTAACTATACTGAGCATAATAATACGATTGTAGAGAAATTCAGTTATTCTGCAGATCAATATTGGGGAGAAAAGGATAAATCAGATAGATACAAATTTAGAACCACAATAGATAGTTTTGATACTACTCAAGAGGTAACTGCAGGAAATGAGAGAGTGATAAAAACTACATTCACCATAGTAGTTTATGCATACATCTTACCTAAAGAAATTGGAAGTGTACCCACTACATTGAAAGGAATAACAAATAGGACAGTTGTAGTAACGAGAGAATCGGTTGAAAAAATAGAAAATAGAAAAGATTTTGATAATATATCGGGAGAAAGATATATTGATAAGTGGTCTTAATAACGATTTAGTAGAGAAATTTATATTTATAGATTGTAGGAGTGTACCTACACCATACTAAAAACTATAAATATGCCAGCAGGTAAGTATTCTTTTTCTATAGATCAAGGTTCAACTTTTACAATAGGTGTACAATACTTGGATTCAAATGAAGTTCCTATTGATTTGACTGGGTATCATGGTAGGATGCAAATCCGTTCAGATTATGCAGATAACACAAATACACTTTATGTAACTGTGAGTTCATCTTTTGATACCGATGGCACCGGCCTTAATTTTAATGGATTGTATGGTAATCAACCTTTAACATCGGGTAGTATTGGTATAACCATCTCAGCAGATAAAACTACATCAATGAGTTTTGATGAAGGTTATTATGATTTAGAATTATATAGCGGTAGCTTTGTTACAAGAATATTAGAAGGGATAGTATTAATTAACAAGGAAGTAACAAGAGTTTAACGATGACTAAAGTAAGCGTAAATTCCGATCAAACTATTGTAACCGTCACCGCATCCGACCAAAATAGGGTGGTTAAAGTTTTAACTGCTGGGCCCAAGGGTGATAAAGGTATAGATGGTGCAGCTTTTACCGGTACACTAACAGGTTCATTGAAAGTATCGGGTAGTATTATATTAGATGGATTTTTTAGTGCCAGTTCTCAAGTTATTGCTCAATCCTTTACAGGTTCATTATTTGGAACTGCAAGTTGGGCTAACAACACATTCACGGCATCTCATGCCTTAACCGCTTCCTATGCACTAAATGGTGGTACAGGTGCAGGGTTTCCATATACAGGAAGTGCAGGTATAACAGGTTCACTATATGTCGTAGGCCCAGCAAATGTAATTAGTATTCCTACTTATCAATCTGATGATTTTTTTTTAATAAGAAATAATACGACAACATTTAAAGTAACAGATTCAATTGGAATACAAATAACATCATCTACAGAAATACCTCTTCAAATTAGTAATCAAAATAATCAAAGTTTGTTTTATGTATCACAAAGTGGTATGATTGTGTTATCTACCTCATCGGTGGCGTTATCAGACCCTGCGCCAATCGGAGGAATATATTTTACATCTACTGATTTTTTTGTTGGTTTATCTTAAATTAATATATTTATAGTCAAATAACCTTTAAATAGTAAAATTATGGCAGTTTGGAAAAAAGTAATAGTATCGGGCTCAAACGCACATCTAAATCAAGTAACCGCAAGTATATTTAGTGGTTCACAATTCTCTGGCTCATTCTTCGGAAATGGTTCAGGATTAACTGGAGTAACCGCCACTCCAACTTTCCCAACGACTACTAAAACTGATTTAGCGACAACTGATAAGTTTTTTGTAAACGATGATGCAGGTAACGCAACATCGGGTAACAAACAAATCACTTATGCTAACTTAGTATTGGATTTGGCAGGTAGTGGTGCAGGAACAAGTAACCTTACCACAACCGATACCGGAGATAGTTTAGCACTTACTTCAACTATTTCAGGTTTAACCTCCGTTCAAGCAACAAGTGTAACTGCTTCTATATTCTCATCATCTTTAGCAGCAGGTGGTACAACTACATTTATAGGTACTGCATCTTTTGCGGTTGGTTCAACAAACGCAACGAACGCAGCTAATATTGCTGTAACTGATACTTCTGCAGGTGTCGGTCCTTACTATATCACATTCGTAGATGCAACATCAGGAAATGAAACACTAAGAGTTGATAGTAGTACATTAACATACAACGCAACAACTAATGCAATAACAGCAACTGCTTCTTTTGCGGGAACTGCTTCTTGGGCTAATGGTGCGGCGTATAGTTCATTGACTGGTATTCCAAGTGGTATTGTATCAGGTTCTTCATTAGATTCACCTGCTCAAGGTGAAGTAAGATTAACTACTAACGGAGTTCAGGGTTCTACAATTGATTTAGGATTACAAACAACTGATTCTCCTACTTTTGCGGGGGCAACAATTAGTACTAACGCATTAGCAGTAAACAACACAAATGGTATTACCACTAACGCTGCTACATTCCCGATTGCACCATCTGCTACGACAATCAATATTGGTACAACAACCAATACCGCAATTAATATTGGTACAACTGCAACGACAGTTACTATACCAGGTAACCTTAATGTTCAAGGTGCAACTACAATCATAAGTTCAAGTAACTTAACCGTATCAGATAAGTTTGTATTTATTTCATCTGGTTCAACATCTGCTACTAACGAAGGTGGTATAATTGTATCAAACGCATCTAACTCTTCGGGTTCAGCCTTCTATTACGAAGGCTCTAACACTAGATGGGCGTTAGCCCCTGCAGTTGGTGCTACTGATTCAGGCGCTACACCAAACAGCTTTATAGTATCCGTATCAGGTTCAACTGCTGATCCTACAGGTAACCCTACATATGGTGGAAGTGCAACTGGATATGGTAACTTATATGTCAATACAACCACAGAAGATATTTGGATTTTCGTTTAATTTTTTATAATATAAGTTATGAATAGTTTTTTAGCAGCAATTTCTTCAAAACAAAAGGAGAAAGAACAAACTAAACAATTAAATATCACAGATGAATTAACAAAAGAAGAAATTCAATTGTTAGTTGAAACAATGAAAAACTCAACATTTAGAGGTGAGTATGTTGAATTGTTTTATAGTACCGTGATAAAACTTCAAAATCAATATATTAAGTTACAACAAAAAGAATAATAAGTTATGGATTTATTTTCTGTGGATTTTACTGAATCAGAACTTCAAGTAATCCGTCAATCATTAGATGTCATTCAACTAAATGGTAAGGATGCAAAATTTGTTGCAAATCTACAAACCAAATTAGAGCAAACTTTAACGGAAATTAGTGAGAAAGTAAGATCTTCAAAAATACAGAAGGTCAAATAATATTTCTCTATATTTATATAAGATTATCATTGGCCCGAAAGGGAAGTGGACGCACACACGGCATAAGTATGTGTAACCAACCATGGTAACTAAAAAGACATACTATGCCAGCTTGGAAGAAGGTCATTACATCGGGATCTAATGCTAGCCTTAATCAGGTAACTGCATCGTTTATATCCGCGTCACGAATTACAGGTAGTTTATTTGGAAGTTCATCGTATTCGTTAACTTCCTCATATGCATTAAATGGTGGTGTAACCCAAATAGTAGCTGGTACTAATATTAGTATATCTCCTACAGATGGATTAGGAGCAGTAACAATAAATTCTACAGGTGGAAGTGGTGTAGGTGCGGTTGCTAAATTAACACAAACCACACCCGCAACCGTTTGGGCATTTGCACATAATTTAGGAGAAAGATATCCTGTTGTAAATGTTTATGATTCAGCTGGTGATGCTCTTGTGCCGGGTAGGATTGAAACAATTGATTCTAATAATCTTAATGTTCATTTTACAATTGCCACTTCAGGTACGGCAGTTGCAGTAGTTGGTGGCACTGCCCCTACTACAGCTTCTTATTCAAATACATTTGTAGTATCATCAAGTTTACTTGCATCGCAACAAAACTTTGATGTAGATACAGGAACAGAGGTAGTGGCAACTATAAACACAGGTAGCTATTCTGCAGCATTTTTTGATTACTTCGCAAATGATGGAACAAATTATAGAGCAGGAACTGTCATGTCAGTATGGAATACAACGGGAACAATTAAATATACTGATAACTCAACGGAAGATATAGGAAATACTTCAGGTGTTACTCTATCAGTTGTGGGAAATGGAAGTAATGCAGAATTAAGAGCAACTGTTACAACAAACAATTGGAATATAAAGGCATTTGTTAGAGCAATATAATTATAGATAAATCGTATGAGAATTTATGATCCGAAATTAACAGGTAGTATAGAGTTCCAAAATCCAGTAGTAGGAGGAATTACCGCTAGTTTATTTGGAAGTTCATCATACGCCCTAACTGCCTCTTATGCACTAAATGGTGGAGGTGGAGGTGGAACACCTGGTGGAAGTAATACACAACTACAATACAATAATAGTAATACATTTGGTGGTGTTCCCGTAGCAACTTATGATGGAACGACACTACGATTAACAGGTTCTTTTTCAGGATCATTAAGTGGAACAAGTAGCTGGGCTGTAACTAGTTCTAATGCACTAACCGCTTCTTATGTAAATCCTTTAATACAAAATGTAATCCTAACCGGTTCACTTTTAGTTACACAATCTTATATATCAACTGTAGATTGGATTGATTTTACAAATGATGTTGTATCTTCACATCTTGAAGGAAGAATCAGTTGGGATGTAGATAGAAAGACATTACAAATAGATACTGAGACCGCTAACTTTTCTATCTCAGCAGGGCATGTAAATGTATTAAGAGGAAGAAACACTAACGCATATACTTTAAATGCAGGAAGCGTTGTTTATATTAGTGGAAACTCCGGACAATTTGCAACATTCAACACCGCAAGTTATGAAAACGAAAACGATTCGGCATATACAATAGGAATAATCCCACAGGCAATAACATCAAACCAATATGGTTACGCAGTTATTCAGGGTGAAATTACTGGTATAAACACAAATGCCTATGCACCAGGAACATTACTATATCTTTCATCTTCAGGACAATATTCCGATACTAAACCCGTTGCACCATACCACACCGTAAGATTGGGACAAGTAATTGTTCAGTCAACAAGTGGTATTCTTCAAGTAAAAGTAGATAATGGCTACGAAACCGATGAATTGCATGACGTTGTTTTAGCAAATACAAGCTCTGGAGATTTGTTTGTTAAGAGTGGTAGCATTTGGATTAATTCAAAACAACTTACGGGTTCATACGGATTAACAGGTTCGTTAACTGCCATCAATGGTGGATTTACAGGTAGTCTATTAGGAACTGCAACTACGGCATCTTATGTCCGAAATCTTTATATTAGTTCATCCGAAATCGCAAACGCATCACCCGCAATAAATGAATTATGGCACGATGCAGCAAATGGAAAAACTTACATACGATATAAAAGTGGAAGTAATGAAATATGGTTGTTGCAAAGTGACCCAACAATAGATGTAACAACCTCTCTACAAACTCTACAAGAAGTAACCGATTTAGGTTCAACGACAGATAATGTTGTAATAATAACAAACACAACTAATGCTACGGATTCAGGTTCGGGTGCTCTAATCGTAAGTGGTGGTGCCGGATTCAGAGGAGATGTTTGGGGAAAGAAATTTTATGGTGATGGAAGTGGTTTGACAGGTATAACAGCAACCTATACCGAAACCGATACTTTACAAACGGTAACCACAAGAGGAAATGAAACATCCACTTCGTTGTTTATTAAGAGTACACAAAATTCAACAGCAATAGGAATCGGAGCGTTAAGAGTATCAGGTGGTCTTTCTGTAGAATTAGATATTAATGCAAGAAACATAACATCAAGTTTATTTGGAACAAGTAGTTGGTCTATAAATTCAACAACTGCTAGTTTTGTTGCAACATCAAGTTGGGCAAACAATTCAATAACAGCAAGTTATGTAACGGGTTCTATATTTACATCTGTTAATCCTGTACTATCTGCATCCTACGCCCTAACCGCTTCTTATGCTCTTAATGGTGGGGGTGGTGGTTCGGGAGTAAATGTGCAGGATGAAGGTGGTGCATCATTTTCATCAACTACATTAAACTTTGTAGGAGCGGGCGTAACTGCTGCTAATGCCGGTGGTGGGACAGCAACTATCACAATTCCTGGTGGAGGTGGAGATGCTTTTCCATATAGTGGTTCGGCACAAATAACAGGTAGTTTAGGTGTTACTGGTTCTGCAATAATAAGTGGTAGTAGTGTATGGTTAATTGGAAATACTTTTATTACAGGAACTTTAATTGTATCAGGAACACAAGCAAGTGATATAATTGCAGTAGGAAATTTAGTTACATCGGGTACACTTTTCGTAACTGCATCAGCTACCAATTTAGCAGTACACACACAGGGAGATATAGTAGCATCAGGAAGTATATATTTATCGGCATCATACGGCCCTACTGCAATACGAAGTATAGGAAATAATTACTTTACAGGTTCAGTAATCATATCAAGTTCAGGAGTATCAAATGAGAAAGAATTAATAGTGAGAGGTGAAGCTGAATTCACAGGTTCTATACGATCAACAAACGGTGTAATAGCACAATCATTCACCGGTTCATTATTTGGAACTGCGAGCTGGGCAACAAATGTAGTAAACGCAGGTGGTGGTGGAGGAAACACTTTCGCAACATTCTCAGTAGCTGGTCAATCAAATGTAACTGCAAGTGTTACAAGTGATACTTTGACTTTGGTTGCGGGTAGTGGTATTACTATTACTACAGATGCAACTGCGGAATCAATAACATTTAATTCCACCAACACTAATAACTTTACAAGAGGTATAACTATTGC